TTTATACCCCTCACGCTTGCGCAACTTTATACCCGTACGGGGGATTGCCGCCCAGGGTGTATGCGTGCTAAGAGTTACCTTTGCGACTGTTGTGCATACGACAAAGGACTTTCAAGTTTGTAATCTCAAGCCGTAACCAAGGTGCATCACTTAAAGGAATGATGTGATCAACTGTTAAATCTTTATTGGTGCAACCTGGAATAGAACAGAAAGGTTGCTGCTCTCTTAGTTGCTTGCTTAACTTATTCCAACTGTAGTCATAGCCACGCTGCCCACGGGTAGGTCTAGCTCGTTCTTTAATCCGCTGACAATCAACACATCTACTTGCTCGCACTACCTTGCCACATCCAGCACAAGGTCTAGGCAACACCATCTGTTCGCTCCAAGTATTCAATGGCAACTGATAACAATGTTGTGCTATCTCTGAAGTTACCTAATCCAATGTTGCAATGGTGACATAACAAACCGCGTATCTTATTTGTTTCGTGGTTATGGTCAACACTTAACTCACGCTTTAACTCTGTTGCTTCAATACCACATATTGCACAAGAATTGTTTTGCTCAACTAATAACTTTGCATAATCAAATGTAGATAAGTTTGTTACGCTTCTTTGTTTATGTCTGCAATCAATGCAAACATTTCGTTTGCGGTTTCCTGTTCGTCTGTCTGCGTGGTAAGCATCTAAATCTTTATCTATCTTGCATTTTGTGCAAACCTGCGTATTACTCATCATCCTCTTGGATTGCCTCTAAATCTTCATTAACAACCACATAACGGTTGTAAGCATCAAGAGTTGAGTTAGTTGCTCTTGTTAGTAATGTTTCGACTGCATCAAATGAAAGCACCTGATCTGTCATTATGTCTGTTGACACATCACCAATTGTTACTCCAATGCTTAGCATTGCATCAGCTCCAATCGGCTATCAAGTAGATCGTCAATTAACTTATCAATGATGTGCTTTTGTGAGTCTCTTGTTTGGCTTCGAGTCAGATAGGCGTGAAAGATTGCCTCATCTACTTCTTCAATTGTCTCGGTATCCATATCCATCCATAAATAAGTAAAGCCCAACCAATCGGCTGGGCGGTGTGATTAGATAGCAATACCTGTTAACGAAAGTGTAGCAACACAATCTGAACTTTTCTGTCAAGTTTTATCGGCTGGCAATGACTCCAGCCAAATCATACAAACTGCCACGGCGTTCAATGTTGTTAGCCTTAACGATCTTATACACCTGGCGTTGAGTAATACCAAGCCACAATGCAATTGCCTCAACATCTAAAAAGAACTTACGGGTTGGATTGCTCATTGCCAAAGCTACAAGGCGCAGCACTGTCCACGATTGTTTGCAACCAAAGCAACTCACATCATCCATAAGGTTTTCTGCATCAATGACTACGAACTTATGGCAATCATCTGTTGGGCAGGGGATTCGGCGCGGTTGCTCAACAAATTGCTTAGCAGCAGCCATTCCCTTTGAATGTAGTTCTTTAACCTCATTGAAGAAATCGCCAGCCCATTCTTGCGCCATTGTCCAATCAAGGTGGGCAATGTGAAAATCGCAGGTTGCCTGAACCTCTTTGGCAGTTGTTGGTTCTTTCTTGAGTAGCGCAGGCGGTGTCAACTGTCGAGCGCCACGGATTTCTGATTCCCACGAATGAAGGATTGCCAACAACTCAAGTGCCATCGAATAATCAAGGGCGTTGACATTGACACCAATTGACCTTTCGGCAGATGCAGCCCCCGACCCCGACCTACCAGGGGCAATGTGATCTGCCGCCAATGTCTGCAGGGTTGGGATTGCCACCAGCCAAGCAATTAGCGTTTTTTGGCAGTTTCGGCAATTGTCACCGTCAAATTGTCGTTGGCAGATGTTGCAGTTCAAAATGGCACCTTTTCGCTGGTTGTGGATAACTTTACTCTGTTCCAATAGTCAGGGGCAGTTTCAGCAAATACCGTCATTGCCCTGCAGGTATGGGTGGCAAGCACAATGGGGTCGGCGGCCGTCATTCGCCCAGCCGTTCTTCGGGTTGCCTCAAATGAAACGGCGGTGCGGTGGACTTGGTAGGTGCCAAGCCCATTGGTGAGTGCCATGACTTCTTCAACAAGGTTGAGTCGAGCCGTATCAAGTTTTATATCGCACCGACTGGATGCAGAGACACCTGCCCAAATCAGATTGCCACATTTGCGGCAACTGATGGGTTTGAAATCTAATTCACTCATTAGGCGTACCTGTACCGAGTGTGATGGTGTACCTATTACCGCTTATATACATAAGCGGTACAGTACGCACACCGATCACGCTCAAAACTGCCTGTGTACCTAAAATAAAAAGGTACACAAAAGGTACAGTACGGTACACCTTAGTTCACCTTCAATTGTGTAATTTCGGCATCCAAAAGGTTGAAATGGCTCTTGCCTAACTCGGAAATGTATAGAATAAATGACCTGTCATTGCCACGGTTTTCTATCCAACCGCCTGCAACAAGGTCGCTGATTCGCTCCCCAATGGCATCCTTTGAACCAGTAATTCCTTCAGCCACCAAACGCCGTGAAGCGCCAGGATGGTTGTGAATAAACTCTGCAACCTCTTTTTGCTTCTTGAACTCTTTGTTGCTCTCTAGCTCATCCTCAAGTAATGGCACACCAATTACATACTCCATTTGCGCCCTAGTTGAATCAATGGTGAAAACTGCAGCCTCTTGTGTACGGTCAGACTTTCGCCACATACCTGCGATCTTGCGAACAAACCCTGGGCGGTCTTTAGTGACACGCATTGTAAGCGTTCCAGTTCTACCAGGGGCAAGTGCCTCTAGTGGCTCCACAAGGTAGGCAGCGCCATCAATGGTGGCAAGTTTGGCTTGGCCGCCAATGGCAAACCGCCCGCGTGTTTCTGCATTTTTGGTGATGTGGTCAATAAGCACAACGGCAGCGCCACTGGCGGTGGCTACTGTTCGTGGAAACAGTCGCATCCAGCGAGTGATGGCATCATTATCTTTTGACTCACCACCCCACATTGTCAGGGATTCGGTGACACCATCAATAACAATGAGCGTGGCGCTTCCCGCTTCAAGGATTGCTTGCCAATATGGGTCTTCGGCATCACGCGCACCTTCAGGGCGAATGTATGAAAAGTATTGCAACAAATTAGCTCGCGAGACACCTAACGCTTTGAGGCGGTTGACAATATCAATGGCATCTGATTCAAAATCTATGTAGATCACCTTTTTGTCATTTTTCAGGCACTCTGCAGTTGCAATTTGAGCAATCCACGATTTACCCGATTCAGATTCACCATAAATGGAATGAACGCGACCTTCATAGATCAGGCCATGACCATCTGAACGCTTCAAGATAGTTGCAATGGGTGCTTGAAATAAACCATCAAAGTAATCTTTGAGTGCTACTGGTTTCCAACTGGATTCTTCTTCAGTTGAAGGTGGTGCCAAAGTTTCCAAAAGGTTACCTGCAGGCATCAGATTATTGCTTGAATCAAAAGAATTAAGCGTTTGAGCGCCGTAACCGAGATTTCGCAAATTGTTTGCGGCTTGCTTGAAATCTCCACCATGTTTGGTCATTGCATAAAAGGCAAACTTGGAATAAGAGGTTTCTGAATCAAACTGGGTGCTGGTTGAGAATACATAGAACTTATCGTTGCCATTGAAGTTGGTGGTGGCGCTTATGCCTTCGGTTTTGCCTGGTCTGCGCCACACGGTTGATTCACCCTTGCGATAAACAACAGTCCAGCCCAAAGGTTGCAATAGTTCTTCCCAAGTTGTGCGGGCGTTGTAATCATCGCCAGGGGTGAGAATCCCATCGTGTTTTGCAACTACTTCTTGTTGCAGATTTTCAGCTTTAGGCATCTCATCAAACATTGCAAAAATTGCGTGCAGTGCTTGGCGTTCTTGCATCGTAATTGTTGGGATGGTTTCAATTGAACCACCTATAAGTGTCCAAGCACCGCCTGAAGGATGGGTGGCACCGCCACTTGGCGCGGTGATTGTAAAGCCACCTTCGCTTCGCGTTTCGGCCCATACATCCACACCGCCGTTTTCGCCAGGCTTTCGGGCAAGTTTGGTATTCCCTGGCAAGGTGCCATCTGACACACGATAAAGCCAATGAAGCCCGCCTGATGGTGTCAGTTCCACATAACCGCTATTGAGTCGTTGCCATAAATCGCCAAGCCCTGAATTGTTAGCGATCTCTGCAATCTCAAGGTGCATCTTTTCTGCAACTGCTCGACCTTCCAACTCCAGCATCTCAAGATTGCCTGATACCTTGCCAGTAATAACGCCAATGCCATCAACGCCATCTTTGAACCAAGAAAGTAGTTCATCGGCAATTGGCAGATGTTCTTGGAATCCTTGCCAAGCAAATGCAGGTCGTTTAGAACCGTCATTGGCAGTTGGAACAACAGAGATGCCCTGAGCTAAAAAGCGCAAAGCGATTGGTAGCAAGTTACTCATTTTTGCCACCATCAAAACGATCTGTTACTTGAAATCCTGTTGGAATGTGGTTTTCACAATAACGACCACCCCAATCACCAGCATAATTGCCCATTGCATAAACTGTTGCTTTAGCATTGCAATTTTCACAAACTTTTAACTCACTCATTGTGTTCCCCCTGTAAAATATCCTTTTTCATCTAAATACGAAACCACGGCCTTTGCCATCGTTGCAGGTGATACTGGCAATGTATATTCGTAACCTTCCCACAATGCGCGAGCTATTAAACCTTCAAGTTCTTCTTTCATAATGGCAACTTGTCATTGGTAGCAAAATCAATGCGTGCCTGTGCAATTGCCACATACTCTGCCGATTGATCAATTCCAATGAAATCAAAACCTTCATAGGCACACGCCTTGCCAGTTGAACCTGAACCCATAAATGGGTCAAGCACAATTCCGTTGGGCGGTGTCACCAGGCGAACCAAGTATTGCATTAGCGTTGTTGGTTTCACTGTTGGGTGATGGTTTGCGGTTGCACCGCCACGACCTGCACCAGCTCTAAGTGAGTTGCTTCCCTTTGTTCCTGGCGGTGTGTTGTCATTTGTTATTTTCTTTTCAAACCCCTCAAGCCCCTCATTCCTGTCACGCTTGCTTGCCTTTGCGCAGTAAAAGAATCGGGCGGCGCTGCCACTGTCACCATAATCAAAAGACTTTTCTACTTCATTTGTTCCTTGCAAGAAATCAACATTTACATTTTCTTTATTCCGAACATAAGGTTTAATTGCACCCGATTTAGTATCAGGAAACAACGCCACAACCTCATCACTGCCATCGTGAATGAAGTTGGCGGGGAAGCGGCCTTGTGGGTGAGTGCTTGAAACACTGACATTTAGCGAACCATCAACACCACCTTGTAATGTTTGGCTCGGTGCAGATTGTGTTCCTGTTGCTTGCCATTTGTCATCAGTTCCAACCCTTGTTCCATCAATGTTCAACCCGCCAACGCCATAAGTCAGCACATTGTTTGCAACGGTGCCTTCAAGCGGCTTGCGAGCAAGCACCATTGGTTCGTGTGCTGGTTTAAGTGCAGTGCCCCAGCCATCCCATTGCTTCGCGGCGGCGGTGGCAGGGGCGGTGATGTTATAATCGGCTTTGAATCCATATTCTTGATCTATTTCTTTATCATCTTGATGCCCATAATCTGCGCCCTTGCCAATAACCTCGCGCTCGGCACCTGCCGCCTTATCAATTCCTTTGCTGATGTTGTGCGACTTAGGAAAGCCTGACCCATACACCCACATAATCTGATCGCGGATTTGAAACCCTGCATCCTCAATGGCAACGGCCATACGGTGATAAGTGCGACTGCCTGAAAAAGCAATCAGGTGGCCGCCAGGCTTAATCACTCGTAACGCCTCACGCCATACTTCAACATTAAATGCAATGCCACTGGCATCCCAACTTTTGCCCATAAACCCCAGCTCATACGGCGGGTCGGTGACAATTGAATCCACCGAGTTGTCAGGCATCGCCTTCATTGCTTCAATGCAATCTGCGTTAATTAGTCTCATTCACTTGCCCCCTTTGGATACGGCTTACTTTCCAACTGCAATTGCTTTAACAATGTTTTCTTGTGATTCTTGCCATTAGGCAGTAAATACAAATACCTGTGCTTACCTTCGCGTTTAATTGGTTCCCAGCCCATTTCTTTTGCATCGGCAGGTTTTATGTTCACACCATTTTGGCGTGGGTGCCTAAGTCTGCCATCTTGATCTAAATAAAATGTAGCCTTGCCTGAAGTGCCTGTATAAATAGCATTTGTTGCTTGGTAAATAGTTCCTAAGTGTCCTTCAGTTGCATCAGCAAATGATAAAACTGCATTGTAATTTGGCCTATCTTTTTTAAGTGCCTTTAATGCTCGAACTATAAACCAAGATTCACTATTTTTAGGCACCTCATCTAGTAGCACCAGCCGATGAAGTTCAGTAACTGATCTTTTATACTCTAAACCAAACACACTTGCGCATACGGCTTCACTACAAGGATTGGCAAAAGCACACACACCTACTAAATCAAGCCCATCAAACATTCCATAAGTCATTGGCCCGTTGTGAATACCGTGTGAATAGTGATGAGTCTTAACAAACTCTTTGCCTAATTTTGATGGGATTTTATCCACCCAGTAATTAGACACTTTTGCCCCATCCGTCACCCTTGAAGATGGTTCCCCCAAGTGAATACTTGCGTTGCATTAACTTCTTTTTACAACTTTCGCAGATGATGCGCTTTTCATCATCCATTTCAAAAAACACTTCGGCTTTATGCCCGCAATCGCAAGTAAATTCATAAAATGGCATTTCTTACCCCCGTTCGTTTATGTCTTGCGTGGCGTTGCAGGAATCGAACCTGCCCCAACTATTGCTAGTTGCCCCGTGGGTGAACCATCACAACGCCTTCTTGGGTGGAAAGGACTAGCCCCCAAGACCTCTTTTAGTTAACTGGTTTTGCTCCCAATTGTGCCAGCAACGCCTGCACTGCAGGGTCATTGATGTTGGCAGGGGCAGGTGCCGCCGCCACTGAAAGTGTGGCACCGCCTGCATTTGCAGTTACTGAACCATTTGCAATAAATGCGTTTGCCTTAGCAACTGCATCGGCATCGCCTGTTGCATCTACAAGAATCCACGGCGCTGACTTTCCAGGCTTTGCAGTTCCCTGCCCAATGCGTGCCAATACCTTTTGACCGATCTTTGACTTCAACGAGTTCTTCAAAGCTACATTAAAGAACAACACTGAATCGTGTGTGTGGCCAGTGTCCAGGTCATTGATGCGTACTTCAATTGCATCTGCATCACCGTGAACTGTTTGAATACCTGTTTTGTATTCAGTTGGTTCAAGGATGAGTAGGTGTCCGTTCAAATCAGCAACTTTTACTGATTCTGTGTTACTGCTAGGTGCTGAAAAAGCCATTTGGCTTTCCCCCGTTTCTTTTTGGTTGGGTGGTGCTTAGTTTGTTGGTGTTTCCAACTCTGTAGGCGGTGACAGTTCCGCCAATTCTTTTGCTATGTCATTGATTGTTTTGGCTGGGATTTGGCATCCGCAACCATCACGCTCACACATTAGATTATTTCCTTTTGAATGGTTTGAATAGTAGGGCAAGGATAAATCTCACTGCAACAATGATCGCACATAATAAGATTGTCGTGCTTTGATTCCCACGGCTTATGCAATTCAACTACCGCACGAAGGGTTTTGCGATACCCACTCAAACCGAAGAACTCTGCATCATCAGCATTTTTCCAATGCCAATAAATGTTATCCAGCAATTCATCGTGTGTCATTTCTCCCCCGTATCTCCGTTGCAGGCAACTGATAGATCATTACTGAATGGCCGATAGTACGGGCAATACATACACATACGGCTTGGTGTTGCAGGAATCAATGGCCACATCTGCGGATTAGTCTCAACATCAATTGTTGAAAGCAACTCATACACACTATCTAAACGAGCAAGTGCAGATATTGCTGCAGCTTCATCATAATCAAATAGTTCAATATGCATATCATCAATGGAACCGCCTGTTGGCAAGAAAACAAGGCCAACCTTATTTACTTGCACACCTTGTTGTGCTTTTCCGTAACCGTAAAGCTGAACCTGCGTAATCTGTTGGCTGGTGGCACCTTCACTGCGCTTGGCTTTGACACCTGCAGGTGATGTAGTTTTCCAATCCAACACATAACCCTTTTCTTTGTCGAAAAGGTCAACAGTGCCTGCAAGGTTGCCACGAATTTGAACCTTTTGTTCAACTTCAAAGCGATCAGGATGCTTGCTAAAAATATCTTCAAGAAATGAGTGGATGGCGGTGCCGACATTGGCAGCCCAGGAACCGCCACCCGACTCATTAGCCTTATCCCAATCCAACAACTTGTAAGCAAGCCTGCGTACACATTCTTGCCCTACTTCACTTGGCCCAATATAAACCTGTTGGCTTCTTGGTGACCACTTGCTTGCTTCGGTGATGATGTGCTGCAACTCCAAAGCAAGTTCTTGTGCTGGTGTGTTCAAAGGTGCGAAAGTCATTTGATTATTCATCCTCATTTACAATTGAAAATCTACGAGAGGTTGATTTTACCTCAAGTGCTTCAATTACCTGCGCAGGCAAGATTTCGCGGGCGCGTTTGGTGTCAAATCGTGTTGATTCAACAAATGACCATCGAACAACAGGTTTGTTTAAGAACATACCCATTTGATTATTTCCAAGTGCAGCCTCAATGTGTGCGCGAGCAACATCGGCTACTTCTTGAAGTTCCTTGATCTTGGCCACGGCATTTTTATATTGCTCAAGCCAAGCGGCGGTGTTGGCATCAAAGTCAACCACGCCTGTTTCTATTTCTACGCTCATACTAACCCCCATTAGTAATAGTTTTTTTGCTTAAAATGGCTCCACGCTCCACACGGACCGCTGGAACCATACTTTCGGCCAATGTAGGCCAGTGCTGCAATGGTTTGGGCAACAGTTGATTTACTGCGCTTCATCCCAAGATTCTTGTAAGTTCCATCC